GGTAATTCGGACCGCGGTGGTTGTTTAGTTAGTGGCATAAATGAGAGACTTATAGTCGGTTACAATGACAGCACAGGTGAAAGATGACCAGGAGGGACAGATCCTCTTTGGCAATCAATCGCAGTATGCTGAGCACCGTGGCTGCACCCAGGCTTGTGTTTCGCAGTGGAACAAAAAGAAATGGTTAGTCCATGATCCAGAAGGTCGGATTGATTTTGAAAGGTCCGATTTTTACGTCGACGGAAAGCTGCGCGAGTCTGGTTCGGCGACTGCAAAACCGCTGACCGGGCCAAAGCCCAATAGCAACGTTGTTGATTTGAAAACCTGGCAGGCGATTGAAACACAAGAGCGCGCCAGAATAAGAAGGCTTGAGCGCGAGGAGCTTGAGGGAAGCCTGATCAACCGGGCTGAATATGAGGAGGCCTTGACCTCTGCCTACACAGATATTCGCCAAACGCTTTTAGGTCTGCCGGCACAGAGCGCTAAGGAGCTGGCTGAGTGCGATGATCCGCGGGTGGTTGAGCAAATCCTGGAAGAGCTGATTGGCCGTGCCTTGAGCGATCTGGCCGAAAGCGGAGGCGTCGCCGATGTTGGCTAGTGCGCAAGATGTTGTTCGCCGGGCGATGATCAACGGTTTCTCGGTACCGCCAAAAGTCACGGTGTCGAAGTGGGCCGACGAGTTCCGGCGCGTTGGGTCATCTAGTCCAGAGCATGGCAGTTGGGACACGTCACGCGCTGAATATCAGCGCGGGATTATGGACGCGGAAGCGGACAAGCGTGTCCACCAGATCGTTGTTGTCGCTGGAACACAAACTGGCAAGACAGAGGTCTTGTTGAACACGCAAGGCAAGCGGATCGACCGGAACCCAGGGCCGATGATGATGGTCCAGCCGTCGATTGATCTTAGCCGTTCTTGGTCACGGCAACGGTTTCAGCCGATGGTGGATTTGTCGCCGGTTTTGAAGTCGAAGGTCTCGACCAATGTTTCCCGTGACAGCGGGAACACGATCCTGGAAAAGAACTTTCTCGGTGGTGACTTAGCAATTGTTGGAGCCAATGCGCCCTCTGGTTTGAGGTCAAGACCGCGCCGCGATCTTTACCTGGATGAGATCGACGCTTATCCCGCCTCTGCTGGTCGCGAGGGTGACCCGGTCATGTTGGCGAAGGCCAGGCAAGACAATTTTTGGAACCGCTTCACCATGATGGCGAGCAGTCCCACAATCAAAGGCTTTAGCCGGATCTGGGAAGAATTTGACCTGAGTGATCAGCGGTATTTTTTTGTCAGCTTTCCTTGCTGTGGCGCTTCACAGCGGCTGGTTTGGAAGCAGGTCAGGTGGGAGGATAGCAAACCGGAAACGGCAAAGTATGAATGCGAACACTGCGGTGAACAACATGGAGACGTCACCCGTCACCGCGCAGTAAAGGCAGGTGAGTGGATAGCCACCGCACCCTTCAACGGCATAGCAGGTTTTCATATCTCCAGGCTCTACAGCCCATGGACGGCCTTGTCGAAACTGGTCAGCGATTTTCTGGCGGCCAAGTCGCACCCGGAAAAGCTCAAGGTGTTTGTTAACACCAACCTGGCTGAGCTCTGGGAGGATGAGGGTTCAAAGGTCGAAGAAGAGCACTTGCGTGATAGAGTTAGGAGTTACGGGCCCAACTCTTTGCCTTCTGGTGTGGCGTTAGCAACCGCGGGTGTCGACGTCCAGGATGATCGCTTAGAGGTCGAGATAGTTGGTTGGGGCAAGTCCGACAGCGCTTGGGGGATTCTCTACGCTGTCCTTTATGGCAACCCAGCTGAAAATGAAGTTTGGTCAGAATTGCGCGACCTTTTGCTTGCAACTTATGAGCGCGAGGACGGCGCAGAAATTAGGGTTTCGGCGACCTGTGTTGACACAGGCGGTCACCACCCCAATGACGTCTACAATTTTTGTCGTCGCAACCGTCGCTACAAAGTTCATGCGATCAAGGGCGGTAGTGGACAAAGCACTAACGCTAAGCCCATTTGGCCGTCGCGACATAGTCGATCGAAAAACAAAGAGATGCTTTTCATTGTCGGCACCTACGCGGCCAAGGACATGATTTATGGTCGTTGGGGTTTACAGCACGATGGGGCAGGAAGCTGGTATGTTCCAGACGATCCCGATGCTGGATACGATGATAACTGGTTTGCCGGTGCTACTGTTGAGCGGAAGGTCACGCGTTATACAAAAGGGCGACCATTCCAGGAGTGGGTCAATCCACCTGGGGCCAGGAACGAAAGTCTTGACTGTCGGGTCTACGCTTTGGCCGCTTTGAAATCCATGGGCCCGAAAGCCAAAAAGCTTGCTGACGGTGACATGTTGACGGCACCAGTTAAAGCGAAAAAGAAACCAAAATCTAACCGCAACCGAGAAAGCTTTCTCTAATGGCCTACACAGAAGCAGACATTGCAAACCTGGAAAAAGCTATCTCCTCTGGTGTGACTCAGGTCAGTCACAATGGACGGGTTGTGACCTATCGCTCATTGGAAGAAATGCGTTCAATTCTTGTGACGATGAAAGCGGAAGTCCGCGGCACTAAGGGCAATCGCCGTCGTCGCCGCTACGCCAGTTTTTCTAAGGGATTCTAATGAACCTGATCGATAAAGCAGTTGCTGTGCTTTCGCCAGAGAAAGCGCTGGCCAGGGCGCGCGCCCGCAGAGCCTTGGGCATCATCAACCACTATGACGGTGCCAGTAAAACTCGGCGGACCGACGGATGGCGCGCAATTGGCAGTGACGCCAACGCCGCGATTGAGACGGCTTTGCCGCGTTTGCGCGACGTGTCCCGCGATCTCGACCGCAACAATTCGGTTGTTCGTCGGGCCACACGGGCGCGGACTGATGCCGTCGTTGGTTCTGGAATCAAGTGGGCTTTCACCGCTGAAAATGATGACTGGCGCAAAGAGCTTGAAGCCATTGCAGATGATCACTTTGGAACCACGGCCATAGACGCCGATGGTCACTCCAACCTCTACGGTTTGCAGGAGTTGGCCTATCGAACGAAGCGGGTTGCAGGCGAATGCCTGATTCGTCGCCGGTGGCGCAAGCCCGGTGATGGTTTCCCGTTACCCTATCAGATACAACTGTTGGAGCCTGAATACCTTGACGAGACAAAAAACGGTCGGATGGATAACGGCAACCTTGCCGTCATGGGGATTGAAGTTAACGGCTTTGGAAAGCGTGTCGCCTATTGGCTTAGAAAACGTCACCCTGGCAATGCCTTGATCTTTGGTAATTCTTCTGTGCGGGTGCCCGCAACAGAGATCATTCATCTTTACTCAAAAGAGAGACCGGGTCAGATGCGCGGTGTGCCAGATCTGGCCGCCGCTTTCGCGCTCTTCCATGACCTTGCAGACTACGATGATGCACAGCTTTTGCGACAAAAGATTGCGACCTGCTTTGCTATGTTCCGAACCACGCCATTGGATGTGGAGGAAGACCCAGATGATCCAGTTGGGTCAGAAGATCCACTAGAAAAAATTCAACCTGGCATCATTGAAGACTTGGCGATTGGTCAGGATGTGACCATAGCCGAACCACCACAACCAGGTGGCTACGGCGAATTCATGAAAGTCAAGATGCACCAGGCCGCCGCGGCGGGGGATGTGGCCTACTCTTCCTTGTCGGGCGATTACAGCCAGGTCAATTTCTCTTCCGCGCGCATGGAACGCTTGAGCCTCAATCCGGGTATCGAAGCCGAGCAGCGCAACTTGATGATTGGTCAGATGATGCACGGCGTCGCTCGTTGGAACGGTGAGGCTCTCAGTTTGAAGCGCGCTGTTCAAGGCAAAGTGACGCCAGGCTACCGCAATTCCTGGGTGCCACCCGTTCAACCAATGCTTGATCCAAAAGCAGAAGAGCAGGCACAGCGCGGTATGATACGCGATGGTCTTGAACCCTGGTCGTGGGCAGTGAAAAAGCGAGGCTATGACCCAGACAAGGTCATTGAGGCTTACGCAAAAGACGCAGAACGCTTCGACCAAAACGGTTTGGTTTTTGATGTAGACGGGCGCGTAGTCAGCGCCCAGGGCCAAAACAATGGCCTTGATGAACAGAAAGGAAACACTAATGGCGAAGGCTAACAAACTGCGTCTTTATGGGCCGGTTGGCTTTAAGTTCGATCATGACGACGGCTTTACAGCGGCGTCAGTTGCTAGGTCACTTGATGGAATGGAAGGACCACTAGAGGTCACTTTGAACTCTGGCGGTGGCTTGGCTTGGGAGGGTGTGGCCATCTATGACCAGCTCAAGAACTACGACGGTAAAATCACTATCCGAATTGAGGCCGCGGCTTTCTCCGCCGCGTCCATTATTGCAATGGCAGGTGATGAGGTCATCATGGGTGAGGGATCATTCATGATGATCCACAATGCGTCTATCGTTGCGATCGGCGAAAAGGGCGACCTAATTAAAACCGCGAAAATGATGGAAAAGCTGGATGGTGAGATGGCGGATATTTACGCCAGAAACACAGGGCTTAAGGCCAAAGCTATCAAGTCAATGATGGACGAAGAAACCTGGATGACAGCAGCGGAAGCGGTCGCCGATGGTTTTGCAACTTCGTCTGTTGCCGATGAGGGGGAGCCCGCAACAGCGGCGACTAGGTTAAGCGGCTTTGATCTCTCGGTCTTTGAAAAAGTTCCGGCCCAAGTTCTGGGTTGGTTTGGTGGGGCTGCGGCCTCGAATTCAGCGGCTGTGACAGCCGCACAATTGAAGGATGTAAGGATGTTTAAAGAAGACAAAAAACCAGCCGCAGCACAAGAACCTGCGGCTACCCCTGTGGCGGCTGTGACGACGCCAGTCACAGCTGCTTCAAAAGAAGTGGCCCCAACTGCGGAGCAAATCCGTAGCGCGGAAAGAGAGCGTGTGACTGCCATCAACAGCCTATGTCGTCAACACGGCCTTCCAACCTCCTTTGCTGATGAGCTGGTTAACACTGATGTCAGTAAGGCTGTCGCTGCTGAGCGTATTCTTGACAAGCTTTCAGAGCAGTCAGACGCCACCGCTTCGATCAATGCAAACCCGCAAGCGACGGTTGGTCTAACCGCGACTGACAAGTTCATCGAAGGCGCGACATTGGCGCTTATGGCCAAAACAGGACTTTCCGATGGTCCTATTGATAACAATGAATTCACGGCTATGACCCTGTCAGAGCTCGCCCGCGCGTCGCAGGAGATAAGGGGCACCCTTAACCGCTCGGCAGATCGCATGACAATGGTCGGTGCCGCGTTCATGCCCACCGCCTCCGGTCACACTACCTCTGACTTTGCGGCACTTTTGGCTAATGTGGCTAATAAGGCCATGCTTCGTGGTGCTGGTGTTGCGGGAGAAACCTTCCAGGAATGGACGTCAGAAGGTGTGATGACCGACTATAAAACAGTCGATCGTCTTGGTCTTGACCACTTCCCATCACTGCAATCTGTCGAAGAAGGCGCAGAGTACAAGTACGTTAAACTTGGTGAGCATAAGGAGCAGGTCGCGCTTGCGGACTATGGCAACATGTTTGCAATCACGCGACAGGCCATTATCAATGATGACCTTAATGCCTTTTCAAAGATCCCGATGCGCATGGGTCAGGCTGCGATCCGGACAATCGGCAATCTTGTTTGTGCTGTTTTGACGACCAACGCCACCATGGGTGACGGCACAGCCTTGTTCCATGCGGACCACAACAATTTGGCCGCGTCTGGTGGTGCACCATCTGTCACCACGCTAGGTGCGGCGCGGGCGGCAATGGCATTGCAGAAAGATCGCAGTGGTAACCAGCAGTTGAATATTCGCCCAAAGTTTATTCTGGCTCCAGTGGCTTTGCAGGATACGATCGCGCAAATCCTAGCGTCAGAATATGACCCGTCAAAATCCACCCGTGCGGCCAACGTTGTTCGCAACATGGCAACGTTGGTGACAGATGCGCGCTTGGATGCGGCTGGCGCTGCTGTTTGGTATTTGGCCGCAGACCCGGCAATTATGGACACGGTTGAGGTCTCCTATCTCAACGGTCAAAAGCAGCCGGTCATGGAAGCGCGCAACGGTTGGTCTGTTGATGGTGCGGAATTCAAAATCCGCATGACGGCTGCCGCCAAAGCGCTTCAGTGGGAAGGTCTTTACAAGAACCCTGGCGCATAATCCCTATCACAAAACCAAATCACGTTGTTTGAACGTCGCCTTTGAGCGGCGTTTTTTTGTTTTTGAAGGAATCAAAATCATGAAAAATTATATTGCCCCTGGCGGCACGTTGCAGATTACTGCGGCGGCCGCCATCAGCTCTGGTGACGGTGTGTTGCAGGGCTCCATCTTTGGTGTTGCGAATGGTGACGCCGCCAGCGGCGCGGAATGCGTCCTTAGCCTTGTGGGTGTTTTTGAGTTGGCTAAAACCGCTAGCCAGGCCTGGACTTTGGGTGCCAAAATCTATTGGGACGACACCAACAAGAATTGCACAACAACGGTTGGCAGTAACAAGCTGATCGGCTGCGCCACCGATGCTGCGGCTTCTGGTGACGAAGTCGGCAACGTCCGCTTGAACGGCGCTGCCTCCTAACCATGGCGCACAAGGTTTTCGGGTTGATAGGCAAGGGGATCACCACTTGCTTTGGTGAGGACGTATCGATCACGATCGGCCAAGCCAACCCGAAAACCATCCGTGCAGAAATCTATCAAAACCCCGCGGAAGCTTTTGACGATGGGGGTTCTGCAGGATTGCTGACAACCGAAACCTTTGCCTATGCCCAGCCCGATGACGTTGTCGGCGTTTCTGATGGCGACCAGCTCACTTACGATTCAGTCAGCTATATCATTCGAGAGCCGCAAGAAAGCGACGCTGGGCTTGTTGAAATGAAGCTGGAGAAAAGCTGATGCAAGTCCCTAAATTTGAAGAGCCTGTCACAATGCTCAAGCTGTTGTCGGATAAGACAATTCCAAAGGGCGCGGTTGTGATTTTGCCGACCCGAAATTCCGTCACCTTTGGTCCCTGGCTGGCGGCCAATGAGGTCGAAGAGATTCCGGCCAATAAAGGCAAAAAGTCTGATTGATGCCGCACGCTCGCAAACAAATCCGTGACGCCTGCGAGGCAGCGCTGGCCGATCTGGCAACCACCGGCGCTAATGTCTTTAGCGATCGTGCGATAGCCAAGGCTGACAACCAGCTGCCATCGTTGCTGGTCTATGTGGACAGCACCAGGGCCGAGCGCGGTGACATTGGCAGCACGGACAGAGAGATGAGTCTGAAGGTGCGCTGTCGTGCGGCTGGCGCTGGCGCGGAAGACAGTCTGGATCAGATGGCCGCTGAGGTAGAGGCCGCGTTGTTGTCCGACGTTCCGCTTAAGGCTCTGATTAAAGACATTCAATTCACCGGCGATGATACCGAATTTGCTTTTCCGGCAGACAAGGTGCTTGGCCAAATCATTCTAACCTTCACTTTGCTGGTTATGACACCAGAGGGTGACCCCACAACAATTGAATAGGAGTTTGTGAAATGGGAAAATTTCACGGCAAGGATGGCCTTGTCCACGCCGATGATGTGAACGTTGCAAATGTTACGCAATGGGATTTGTCGGAAGATACAGAGGTCGCGGACGGTACCGTCATGGGCGATGACTGGAAGACCCACTTGGGTGGTCATAAGTCATGGAATGGCAGTGCAACAGTCCGGCTAGATAAGTCAGATGCAGGTCAAACCAGTTTGGTCAACGGCGCTTCCGTCGTGCTGAAGCTTTACAGCGAAGGCAATGCTTCTGGCAAAAAATACTACACCGGCACTGCGACCGTCACCTCGGTTTCCAAGCCTCAATCCATGAGCGATGTGGCCGAGGCA